ATTCTTCCCACACTTGGTGTATATGGATACTATTGGGGAATGTTCTTCAAAGCAGGACTGCCAACTACAATATATCATCTACCCATGGTTTCATCCGAAGTGTTAACTTACCTAGCTAGGTGGTGGTGGACAGGAAACGCATACAATCATAATGATCCGAATATTGAATTCTGGTTATCCTTTTATTCAAACCCCGCGAACGAAGGGCATCGTATATTACAGCGGTTGATTACCTTACGCCCGTTTTACTCGTACTGGAATACACCTGCAATTTCAACGCTCACGGATGTTTATAAAAAGGTACCAACGTCGATTTGTTTTGGTGTTGAGGATACAATTATTCCATCACATATTGGGTCTTTCTTGCGTCGGCTCACTCAAGGAGAGATTAGGATTCACAATATACAGAATGCGAATCATAATCCGTGTACGAATATTCAGTGTATGGTGAAGGTTTTGGTGGATACATGCAACGATAGTATTACAAAACCAGAGAGATCGTGGCATAATAAAGTCGAGAAGAATAATAATGAGATAAAGTGCCTTCAAGGATACTCGTACCCTTTATTAGAAAAAACCCAGGCTTCGTTTCAAAATGTTTACGATTACATCCTTACAAATACGAATTCAACATTAGATTTTTGACAAATATTTATTTTAAATATTATATATATAACGCGCCAGATAAAGTAACATCATACTCTATAATAAATAATGGTGCGAAAAATTAGTATCAAACGTAAACATATGAATCAAAGAACTAAATCGAAACGGAGTTTTAGAAAAACTAAAAAGTTGGTGCGTAAAAGTCGGAGTCGGAGTCAGAGTAGGAGTCGGATGAAGTCACTAGTAGGAGGAGGAGCCGGATGTAGCACTAATGGTGCGGCTGCTGCTGTTGCTCCTTCTTATCTAAGTAAAGAACAACAGTGGGTGTGTAGATGGGATGGTAAAACACTTATTATTAGTAAACAAGCTACGGTTGATGGGAAAACCAAAGAAATTTCTGTTAGTGGACGTGACATCGGAAAACTACGACACTATGTAGTTGAAAATATTAGATTTATTACAGATTCTATGGAAGATGAAAGCCAAACTATAGCATTATTTGAATATATTCATATTGATGTTACTAATATTTTTTTTAATACCAATGGTGAGTTAAAGACGTCTTTATTATCTTATTTATTTTATAAATACTTGCATCCACAATTGGGTATACAGCCTGTTTGTGAAGATATACCGTATAAATTAATTTGGTGGTTAATAGAACATGGTGCAGATGTTAATCACAGAAATAGCTTGCCTAGAGGTGGAGAAGGTGTGAACGTATTTACGATACTTGGTGATGTAATACAATTATTAACTAATTTTAATTTTTCTACAACACCTATTATGAAGTCAGATGAAACGTGGAATTTAATCAATCTTACAGACTTTTATAATATTGTTTATACGTTAGTGTTATTATTATCAAGAGGGGCAAATATGCAAATGAATATCGTTAATTGGGACTCAAAACAGTATACTATAACCACTACTGCACTAGAAATGTTAAAAACAAAGGACGATGCGTGGATGACACAAATGAAAGAGTTATCTAGAAATTTGAACAGTATGTCTGAAAGATCCACATTTGATAGAGAAAGTCAAGATGCAATTGGGAGTGATACGGCTCTTAAAGCCAAAACAGATATAATGATACAAAAATTTAAAATACTAACAGATCCATTTAATAGTGTCCTGGATCTGATAAAAGCACCTCCACAAGAAGACAAACGCTTGTTACAAGATGTTAAAACGTTGTGTATAAATGCTATGGGAGAGGTAGATCGTTTACAACCACATGTTAAAGTGGTTTGGATGATTGAGTCGGTACCAGGAAATAATATGTTTATTGATTTGGATGAAAAAAGTAGTAATGTGTTCGAGGGATCATTCAAAGTGGGTGATGAAGAGGTAGTCTCTGGTACTCTAGAGAAGCCTGATTCAAAAACGGATTTTAGAACAATGAAATTTACAAAATATGAATATGTGACTGTTGGTGAGAGTGGGAAACCCCTGCCCCTGCCCTCTCCCAGCGGTTCTAAAGAATCAGCACCTGACAGTGGAATAGTAGAGCGTAAAGAAATAGTAAAAAGAATATGGCGAGATATTCGAGTTTCAATAGATCCATCGAAATTATCAGATTTACAATGGGAAGGAACTTTGACACAACGAGACCCAGACGTCACATGGTTTTATGTAAGTGACGATGGTACAAAGGTTAAATCTTATTCACTGAAAATTGCTGAAGTTATAGAAAACGCTCTTATGAACGGCCTTCAATCAGTGGAATATAATAGTCCAATATTAGGTGTGAATTGGGTTTTTGACTTGAAAAACATGAGACAAACTAACACAAAGTCAATGAGCACACGTAGTATCAAACGCGGTAAAGTTAAATGGGTATGGGAAAGCGACGACGGTAAAACGTTTAATCAATTTCAGCCCGACGACGCGCGATTGTTAGAAGAAAAATTTAATAATGATTCAACGAATTTTAACCATCATAGCAAACCGTGGAACTTTGATCTTGCGAATATTGCGAATATGATACAAACTAACACCTCTACTGGAAGTAAACGATCAATCCGACGAATATTTGTATAAAACTCACGCATACAACTTGCTATCCTCCACATTCCGAGTTACCTCCTTAATAAACTTGTCCGCATCCAATAGCTCATTGATATTATCTGCCCAGTTTCTCCGATAGCGAAACAGAAACCCGACCAACCCAGCCATTGTAATCGTTTTCTTGTTGATATGTTCATAGAACTTGTCGAACTCGCGGTCGATTTCTTCCGCCGTCATTTCTTCCTTCCGCATCATATCGCGGAATAGATGCTTGACATCCACCTTCTTCGGGTAGTTCATATGAATAATCATATCAGTCCGTCCCTGACGCAACAATGCATGATCCAAATTCTCAGGATGATTCGTTGTAATAAATGCGATGAGACCCTTCCTAGAAAATACACCATCCAGCAAATTCAAGAGGTGACTGAATGTGAAACTGCTTTTGTTGTCGTTCGTGCTTACGCGTTTCTCAAAGAGACAGTCGATATCCTCAAATAATAGAATAGATTTGGGCGGAATATCACGGAACGCAGCGAGTGCAGTGTTATTGTCCACATCGTGATTGATCGAAAAGATACAAAGGCTATAACCAATCTCTCGACACATCGCCTTTATGATACTCGTCTTACCGCTGCCAGGAATACCCGTGAGCAGATAATTCTTCTTGTACGGAATCCCGAACTCGTCGTATTCTTTCTCCTTCTTTAAGAAATCCGTAATATCGGTGCGGAGTTTCAGTTTCAATTTCTCGTCGAAATAAACAGTGTCCAGAGTACGTGACGGGATTTTATTATACCGCATCCACTCGCCATATTTCGACATTACGAAGACATGGAGTTTCGTCTCGTCTTGTTCATTGTTTTCAAGGAAATTATCGCTTTCACGGTAAAAATGGTGGAAAATTTCTGGGGAGTCTGTGCGAATTGTCATACATTCAAATCTCTCTGCGCCGTCGTGCGTACCCACCGTTTTTTCTTCTTGGCGGTATATCATCAGAAACTCAGTAGTCTTCTCGGGTTCAGTCTTAGTTGCGGGGACAGTATATGTATACTTGTATTCACCATATCCCATTTGTACATAGCAGAAATCATCCTTATCGTATTTAAAGGGACGACGACGGAGCTTGAGAGGCGTCGGGGCAGGTTTTGTTGTCTCTGAATTCGTTACATGATAAACAGTTGGTGGCAAATACACCAAATTATTTATCGTGTGATACACATAGAGCAACATTTGGTTTATGATATTAGGACTATCGGTATAATATTCATACTGTCCTACGGGCATTTTCTTCAAGTCGATCACGAGTTTCATGGTTTGGTCAGTTCCGGTTTCACTGTCTGTGTCACTGGATACATTCGTCTCACCGGCATCAACAGTTTTAAGCGCCGCATTTGCGCGGGCGTATTGTTCACGCTCCTTTGGGGATGTAGAATCGGCGCGTTCGAGTGATGTCATGATTGAATACAGGAATATGTGAATAGTACTACACATAATAACGAGTTGTGTTTATATTACATCTAACCGAAGACCAAAAGAGGTTTAAATACTTTTACATATGTCAATTACACGAAACAATGCTCGCCTGTATTCAACCGCCCAAAGACCAGCCACAACCAGCCACTGTACCCATTTTTACTCCAGCACATGTGTCACTCGCACATGGAACGAGCCTTTATAATACCCAAAATGACTTATTGCTTCATAAAGTCCTCCGGTTTTATAATGAAAATGGTGGAGAAAATATGGATAAAATGCTGGCTGTGATCAACGGAACCACGAATATTTCACTGAGAATCATGGATTGGTTTGTGACGAATTATTCAAAGAAGCATTATACAGTTTATGATCTTGTTGAAAATGTCAGCATTAACCGGCAAAAAAGGTTCAAAGTCTACGTGGATTATAAACTGAAACTTCGTGCATATTCGAAGAAACGTTTCGATCCCTTCTGTAGATGGGACAGGATCAACGTCCCGCATAAAAACGGAACGACGTATATCCAGACAACATTAGGACAGTTGAATTTCTTTAAATGGGCAATCGAGAATGAGGTGCTTCGTTATATTCAGGAGAATTACACGGCGATAGAGGCGGATATGAATATTCGGAATAATACGACACGTAAAATGGCGAAATCGCATCAAACATCATCTGCAACGATCGACGGTTGTGAATTAAAAACGTCGGATATTATCGAAACTGGCGAAAATGCGGAAGGGGGTAAGACGAGCCCAAGCCCAAGCCAGACGACTACCACTACTAAGACAGGGACCAAGCATCGCAAAAAGAGGGAAGAATTATCGTCATCCGCAACAAAAAGTATCAAGAAAGAATTCGTGGATATTGTAATAACGTTCGATTAACGAAATGGCGTAAATTAGATAAAAACAAATAATATTGATAGTATAACCAGAAATATTATTTATTATTATTTTTTAGACAAAATGGGCAATCAAGTATCGCTCGTACCCAAAGTGAGCTATGAAGATCTGCAAATGGTCGTATATCGGAATATGAATGTTCAACATTCAACGCTCATCATTAATACATTACCGCCATCACTTCAGCATTGTCTTATCAAAACAACTGTTGATATACGCTTTGAAGAGCGGGTTGTGAATGCATTTATACACAAGAAGCCGGACATTATGATTATTGTGTACGGAAAGAATTCGAATGATATCACCATTCTACACAAATACGAACAGTTAGTGAAACTCGGATTTACAAATGTGCATATTTATACCGGGGGCATTTTTGAATGGATGCTTCTTCATGAAATCTACGGGAAAGATCTCTTCAAAATAACAAAATACGAAATTGATATTCTGCGATATCGCCCGAAGTCAGTATTGTTGACAGCGATGTCTGGAGGCGGCGCAACTGGAGAAGATGATGGTGAATTCGGAGGATATATTGAGGACGCAACACGTGCTAATGAAACGCAACGAGATTTTCGTATACATATCCCAGAAAATACATCAAATGTCGATGATGAAAGTGGAGGCGGAAATTTATTATCAAATGGAATCAAATGGCTATTTGGGTCTAGTTCGTAGATTACCTCCACGAACCATACCCCAGATGTTGCAAACAACCTCGCTCAATCAGACGTACGGATGAGTCGACATCCGCTTCTGATCCATCATCGCTGAATTGTGCGTGATACATTGTTGTAATGACATCCGGACCACAGACCCACAATATGTCGGTTTCTTCCCATTTTTCAAGATTTAAATCGAATAAATAGGTAAGACGACGTATACATTCACGAATACATATCTCCAAGAAAGGATGACGTTTAAAATTCGAAGCAAAAGCAAAATTCGCGACTCGTACACCATTACGCGGATGTTTACATTCACGCGGACCTAACTTATCGACTGACACTGTGAATTCAGTGAATAATACCATCCGATCACATTTTGGATTAATTGTATTAAATGGATTTGAAACCATAGCACAGTCAACATCTAGATAAAATCCTCCATGCTTATAAATGTAAAGCAAGCGACCGAGATCCGCCTTGACAATCCAATATTTTTCAGGAATTTTTGCCCAGAGTTCAGGAAGACCATCAAAAGATGAAAGAATCGGTATAATATCGTGAGGCGTTACGATACTATATTCTGGCATAAACATTGTATTCTTTCGAATACATTCCATCGGAATCGATTTGCGTTCGTGTGGCTTGAAGTTCCACATATATACGATAGAATGGTGATTCATTGTGTATATCCGAGGGTGTGTGTGTAGAGGTGCAGATAGGGTATTCTACTAGAATAAAGTATAATATTACATTTATGTCAGTTATTATTCCACCAGTTCGTATAATACGCAAGTGTCAGCTTTTCATATTTAAATTCGTTCTGTTCATGTTTCAACTTGAACTCATATACGGTTTGTTTTAATAATTCAAACGTTACATCCTCCCATTTCTCAACCATTAACACAGGAAGTCCTTCAAATAATTTCTTGAAGACATTCGTGCGAACAATTGGAATACAGCCACAAAGCAACGCCTCCCATGTTCGATGACAGTCCATCCCATTCCCGAAAGGGGATAAAACAAACGCAAATTGCGTCATATTTTTCCATGTAAGAATTCGAGGTATGAAATTTTCTTGTTGGTATAATAAGTTCGCAGGTATCCGAGAAACGGCAGTTATCCGATCATTAAAACGATCTAGACATAGAGTGACATTTGAATAAATCTGTATTTTTCTCGCATAAAAGGGCGCCATCGATGATCGAATATCTCTATTGAGTAAATATTCTTGCGAGATAGGCGTCGAGATCCTTTCATCTTTTGACAACCACCGATGATTTGGGTTAGCGCTAATTGTATGATAATCCATACCAATCGGAATTTGGATTAGTTTTGATATTGCATTCTCGATCGCATCATCTAGTGTTTTGGGTGCATCTTTTAGTTTAAATATTTCTGCATTCGCCTTCCATAGTATCATTATCTTATCCGTTAGAAACATGCGGCAACCATGAATATCCATATTTTGACAATATAATCCACGTAATAACGGATTCAATACAAAAATGACGAATGTATTTTGTTCTTGCGGAACTGTTTCTTGAAACATTGTTTTATCTCCATCACCACAAACAATAACATATGGTATTTGAATTTGTTGTGCGTATTTCAAGATGAATGACTGAAATGCATCACAACACACGTATATAGATACAGGACGTGCTGAGGGAGTTGTTATATTCGATTGAGTTTGAATAAATTCTTGTATATATTCTAAGTTTGTTGGACAACTGGAAACTGGTATTTGTGAACGCACATCACACGACTTCAATAGCCCACGACTAGATACAAATTTACATGAAGTTTCATCTACTGAGGTGGTCATTGAATATAATAAAAAACGAATATTCGTAAAACCGGAATGTGTCTATGATAAATATATAATAATGTATCGTTATATATTTATCTTATTTACAGTAGATCACAGAAGTCCACGAATAAACTCCGTTATTCGTTCCATTCTGTCAGAAAGAACACGCGGAGAGTCGGCAATATCTTCATTTGCTGGTAATTCCAAGAGAGCACAATTCTTCGTATGAATCCAATCTTCGTGATATTGATGACAACGCTGAATATAATCAGGTTGAATCGTTTCTCCTTCACGCGCGCGCTTTCCAATTCGAGTGAGACAGACATCCGGTGAGGCATTGATATATACAATACCAGATAACGGTACATCTGTCAAGAATTCTTCAAACCACAATGTATAAATTTGAAACTCGTCATGTGAAATATCACCGACATCATACAACATTTTTGCAAATACATTCCGATCTGTCTCTACACTTCGCTCGGTTATAATGAGTTTGATCTTTGGGTTTTTCACAGCCTTACGCAATAGAGAAAGACGCGAAATATACGCCATCATCTGGAATTTGAACGCATGAGCACGGATATTCTTGTATAGATTTGTGAGAATATTCACACCATCCTTGTCGCAGACTTGATTCCATAATTCGACAGGCTCGTCAAGAAAACAAACCTCTTCTTCAAATGATGTTATTGTTGGAAGTGTAATCTCGCCATTGTCAATGGATGATGATGTCATTCGTTTTTTCAAATACTGCTCATATTCATAACACGTCAACGATTTTCCAGAACCGATATTTCCATCAAAACTCACAATAACCGGCATTATATAGAGAGAGCTGATATACATTATACAGGTATATTTAATTCAATTATACTACGTATTGTTGGTTGTAATACTATTTTATATCTAAAATTGATTTAAATCAAACACATTATCTTTAATGTATCGCGTCTTTACACGTAATGACATCAATTAATGCAACAACTGCTGTATCTGGATCTGGAAGTGAAACACTTGTTCAAGTAAAATTAACAGGTGAAGAATGGAATGGAGTTGAAATTATGGAACCTGAAGATGAAATGCGGATATTGCAACTTATTATTGACGGGTTTCACGATGTGAATCGCGTGTTTAACCCGCACCAATCATTAATATCACGTCTGAAGATCACATCAACACCAGAAATGGAAGATTATCTATTCGAAGAATACTTTCGTAAACGCGTGGAGCGCGTCATTGCAGAAATGGAGAAAATCCCCGCTGCTTGTAGCGAGAGTGGCGACAGCAGCAGCCAAGGTCGTAGCAGCCGATTTGAAATCCAATCAAAATCGAAAAAAACAATGAAAAAGGTGGACCTCATGCGAATTCAAAATATGAATACAACATTCGGCGGCTCAGGAGATACATACGATCATCATATTATGGATACAATTGATGCGATGATCACGGCAAAAACAACAAAAGATGTAGGCGTAAACGAATGGATGAAGCATTATTATACATTGAAACTCATGCTTCAAAAATCGGTGATTGGAATCAATTCGCATATGATCGAATTTGCTAATTTCGTCATCATGCGATTCAGTGAAGACATTAGTGTCATCGGATTTCTTCGCAATGCATACCGTTTCATTGAACAAAACGAAGCAGTATTCAAATACGCCGATATTCAGTTATACGAACACCAGAAGCAACTCTTCACGATTGCAAAGCGACCTGGTGCAAAAATGGTGCTGTATATCGCGCCCACTGGAACTGGAAAGACGCTTTCGCCGCTTGGTTTGTCGGAGAAATACAAAATTATATTCGTGTGTGCTGCACGACACGTTGGACTTGCGCTTGCAAAGGCGGCGATTTCAATGAAGAAACGTATTGCATTTGCGTTTGGTTGCAGCAACATCGATGATATCCGTCTTCACTATTTCGCGGCAAAAGAGGCGATTCGTGACAGACGAAGTGGTCGTATTCGTAAAGTGGATAACAGTATTGGTGACAATGTCGAAATCATGATTTGCGATATTCGCTCTTACTTGCTGGCAATGCGATATATGATGGCGTTTCATCCATTGGAGAATCTTATGATGTACTGGGATGAACCAACGATATCATTGGATTACCCAGAACACGTGCTTCACCCAATTATCCACAGGAACTGGAGCGGAAACTTGATTCCCAATGTTGTCTTGTCATCCGCGACGTTACCACGCGAAGATGAGATTGTAGGCGTTATTCAGGATTTCAAGGTGAAATTCAATGACAAGAATCCAGAAGTATACAGTGTGGTCAGTCACGATTTCAAGAAATCTATACCGATTGTGAATCAGAACGGATTTATCGAACTTCCGCATTACATGTTTGGCGATGATTATGATAAGGTGTTGGAATGCGTGGAACATTGCAAGATGTATAAAACATTGATGAGATACTTTGATCTTCGCGAAATCATACGGTTTATTGCATTAGTCACGAAACCTCTCGCGCCCGACAGCGACGACGACGAAAGTGACGACGACGACAGCGACGACGACGGCGACGACGACACCAAAGCAGAAAAGGCAAAGTATGCTGATGACAAAGACACCGACGACAATCGCGGGCTTATTCTGACATCACAGCGTTACCTTCCAGAGAATATGTTTGGCGATATCGGCGAATTAACAATGACTAGTATCAAGGAATACTACCTGACTCTACTTGAAAATATCCGTCCCAAATACTGGGCTAGAGTCTATGATACACTCATCGGAGTTCGTAAACCCAAATTCACATCTGTCGTGAATCTATCAACGAGTGATGCACATACACTCACAGACGGTCCCACGATTTATCTCACTGAAAATGTGGACAAGGTTGCCGCATTTATGCTTCAAATTGCGAAAATACCCACCGTTGTTATGGATGATATCCTGGAGACGATCGAGTTCAATACACGTGTTCTTGAAGACATTGAAAAAACAGAAAAACTCATCAAAGATCTAGAAGGCGAAAGCAAAGTACCCGGTGCAGCAGGAGGTGGCGATGACGAGAAGAAAACCCGTAAATTCACTTCAGATACACGCATCAATCCAGAAACAGAACGACTACATATGAAGGTTGATGAACTAAAAAAGTCGGTCAAATACACGGCGCTTCACGAGCTCTTCGTTCCAAACAGGTTAGAACATTTGAAACGATGGACAACACGCACTGCAATATCAAATGAATTCACTTCTTTCGTGGAAGATGAAGTTGTGGGACAGATCATGCTTCTTAATGTCGCGTCGCACTGGAAACTCCTGCTTCTCATGGGAATCGGTGCCATTACGAATGCGACTGACCAGAAATATACGGATATTATGAAGACATTAGCGAAGCATCAGAAGCTGTATCTCATCATTACAGCTACTGACTATATCTACGGAACCAATTATCAGTTCTGTCATGGGTATATTGGAAAAGACCTCGAAGGGATGTCACAAGAGAAGGCGATTCAGTCTATGGGACGTATCGGGCGCGGTGCAATCCAACAAGATTATACCATACGCGTTCGCCACGACACGATCATTCGTCATATCTTTACGGCGTTGCGAAGTGCAGATAAACCGGAAGTATGCACGATGAACCGGCTGTTTGTTACGGATCCTGATGTGTCGGCGGATGCGGAGGCAAATTAACTGAACATCTCCTCTATCAGTTTCTCTAATGTGTCATATTCAAATGTCCAACCCAACCTTTCGCGCGCCTTACTCGAATCTCCTAATAAAAACTCGACTTCACAAGGGCGAAAATACTTTGGATTTATTTTTACTCGAATTGTTCCGGTTTGATCCTTGCCAACTTCGTTATAACCTTCACCGCTCCATTCCAGTTGGATACCTTTGTGCTGGAACGCTTTATTTATGAAATGTCGGATCGTATGTGTTTTTCCAGATGCAAGGACGTAATCGTCAGGTTGTTCCTGTTGTAGCATCAGCCACATTCCATACACGTAATCTTTTGCATGACCCCAATCGCGCTTACTGTCGATGTTTCCCAACTCAATACACTCTTGATTTCCTTTAAGTATATTTTTGATCCCGTTCACAATTTTCATAGTTACAAAATTCTCTACACGACGCTTGCTTTCATGATTGAATAAGATCCCATTCACTGCGTATAGCCCATAACCTTCTCGGTATACTTTTGTGATGTAGTGTCCGTATACCTTAGCCACAGCATATGGTGAGACTGGATTGAATGGCGTGTTTTCATTTTGAGGGGTTTCCTTCACTTCACCAAACATCTCACTTGTCCCCGCTTGATAAAATCGCATCTTCTTTCGAGTTTCTTGGGGAAATCCGCGTATAATTTCCAATAATCGTAGGACTCCTATTCCATCGACATCTGCGGTATATTCTGGTATTTCAAATGAGATTGCCACGTGAGATTGTGCAGCTAAATTGTAAATTTCGAATATTTCAAAATCAGGATGTGTCTGTACGATGGTGTGAATATAATTCGATAAACCAGTTGCATCCGTCATATCGCCATACCTGAGTTCAAGTTGATCGCGAATATGTTCGATTCTGGTATGTGAAAAAAGTAACGATGTTCTCCGGACTATACTGAATACTTTGTACCCTTTTTTCAACAACAATTCACTAAGGTATGAACCATCTTGACCTGTGATTCCAGTGATAAATGCGAGTTTCATTTCGTATAATGTATACGGTATAGTACTCTATACGAGTAACTTTATATGCATATACGCATACGCATATACGCATAATACTTATGACATTCGACGTTTTCTTGTTTTAAACGCATCATTTATACACATTTCGAGTTCTGACTTACGTCTAATTTTTAGAGTATGACTCAGTCTTGGTATATATATCACCTTGGATGACTTGATATCAATCATGTTATTCTGAGATACATTTGCAACCATCTTTGTAATCGACGTATTTTTTGGCACTTGCATTGTTCGTTTCATATTCATTATAAATCCTTTGTGCGTAAAAATAAGCAACGATGCCACATTGACATTGGATACATATTCTTTGAATTTTTCGATTACATCGATCCGTTCATTCTCTCGAACACGGGTTTCATAATCTTCTAATGCGGCATAATCAATCCTAGGAAAATGAATCGCGGTGACATGTTTCGGCGACTTCGTATGCATTTGGCGGAATAATTGATACATATGAATTCCGGTTTTATGAAACCACACCTTGAAATGACGCATTTTTTCTTTCAGCTCAGTCACACTATTCACCATTGATAATTTTGTAGTATGAAATTTAAGGTAAGGAACAATATGAATAACAGCTGTATTCGGTTCATTATTGAATGTAGATAATGATATCATCGCAGTTATAACTGTTCGAATAAGAGGCGAACAAATTACTTTATCATATTTCACTGATTTCAGTAAATAATCTCTCAGAAGGAATGATTGTATGTACCCTCTTAATGATAATCCTGGTTCATGGAGTCTATCTCTGTGCCTTCTACGATACGTATCTATCTTATTTTGTCTTATATTACCGCAACTTTCTGCATGACGAACTAAGTAGAGATCCACACTCGCCATATTTACAATATATCTATAATATATAAAAAATAATATGTCATCGTCTGCCCGCCCCCCTCGTCGCACTGCATTTCTTGTTGGAATCAACTACATTAACACGAATAGTGAGCTCAACGGTTGCTACAATGACGTAGTGAATGTAGCCCAGTATCTGCGTTCAACTTTAGGGTATACCCCTGACGCGATTTCAATTCTCACGGATGGTAATCGTGGTGCTTCGGGCGCTGGAACGGCATCGGCTCTCCCTCCAACCCGACAAAATATCATCGCCGGGTTAAATGCCCTTGTCGCAGGGATGATTGCCGGAGATGAAGCTGTATTTCATTACTCGGGTCATGGGTCACTTGTTCGTGATACAAATGGCGACGAAGCCACCGGTTTTGACTCGTGTCTTTGCCCCGTGGATTATGCTACACCTGCGTCTGCCGGTGGTGGAATGATCACTGATGATGAAATCCGCACACTCTTAATCAACCGAGTCCCCCGCGGAGCGCGTTTGTATGTCATCCTTGATTGCTGTCATAATGGTACTGGATGTGATATTCGGTATAAGTATGAGGATTTCAGTGTTCTTCTGTCGCCGCCATCCGCTCGCACCCCAGTATGGCGTACAATGCAACGGGCCTATCTTCAGGGTAAATACGCTGAAACTGCCGGCGATGTCTACATGATTAGTGGATGCCGCGATGAGCAAACATCCGCTGATGCGTATATCAACAACGCGTTTGCAGGTGCACTCACATACGCAGTTTTCTCTATTCTTCGCGCAAACCAAGCCACCATTCGGTCGTACAGTTGGAGCGCACTCCTTCGTGATGTTCGCCAATTTATGCGCGTGAACCGATATACACAGATCCCGCAACTCATGACCGGTCAATTAATTACTCCGGCGCGACCGGTTTTCACGCAATTCGCGGCAACCGCGCCTGCACGTGGATTGTCATTAGACGTGAATACTAGTTCTGTAAATATAGGGTCTAGGGGTCTAACTCATGAGAAGGATTCAACGACAATGTTTCATTTTAGACCGAAATCTGGTTCATTGAACAAACGTATTGGTATTCAATTCATACATTGAAATATACTACCGTCTATCGCACAATCGAATTGTAAAAAATTGAAATGTTTTTTTACAATACATGAAACTCAGCAATTCAAGCAACGAAGTACGAACAATACGAAAACATGGCTGTTAACCCGAATTTGGCTGCGCTTATGCGCGTGATCGAAGAAAATCAGCAAAAAATGACTGAAGGCGAATATCTCGAAGCGATGAATGCATTGGGTGCACTTCACCGTGACGTTCAATTCCTCCAGCCACAGCAGCAGCAACACACGCCGATACACCGGAATCCACAGGCTGCCGCCGCCCCTCTATTTGCAGGACAGCATATTCCAGAAGTCATGGGTGGCAACATTACGGAACTACGCGCGTGGGAGCGCGTGAAAAATTATCACCCCGATCCTTTTCACAACAGAATTCGCGCGGAAGAATGGATGATGTTGGCGTATGAAACCCGGTATCGACTCTTGCGTGAAGCCACGGAGCATTTTGTCAACAAAAAAGAACAGTTACATCGCACACCAGAACCGTCGCTCTATCCTTTCGTCACACGTCACGCTGTCGGACTTTGGAGCGATGAAGACAATGGCAACACGAACTGGGAATGCGTATGCGGCTACCTTGGAAAAGTCAAACACTGGAAGAAACACGAACAAAGCGAACGTCATCAGGCGTGGGCCACTCATCGCATCGTAAGCCGACGCAAAATACAAAGAATGAAGGCCTACATCAACGATGACGAAGTGGGCAACTTTGTTCGCTTCGCAAGTTACGCGCCGAACCCGGCTGGACTGTATCCCGGCGGAATTCGATTCTATACTGTTTGGCAGGACAAAAATGAATGGACGCATCCTGAATTATTTGCAGAGTTTCATCGAAGTCCGATTCCAGTGTTTCACTTGGACGAGTGCGGCAACGTTGGCGAAACCACGACGACGTGGTTTGTTCATCGAAGAAACATCTGGGCAAGGGCATATGTTCAGTAAGTAAGTGTGTCATGAGGTGCGGGTATGCCTCATTTTTTTATACGAATTCGAGTTGTATATAACGTGATGTCAGTATTCAAACCGGCATGTCCTGCTTTTTGATCTAGTTGTTCAAGCGTTTCTGTCATATCAAATACACGGGCGGCATCACGTGCCTTTTCTGAAAGTGACCATTCAGTATCTCTCGGAGTGATCCATACACCATCTTCTTTTGCGTGCTCCAATAACACATCTGGTAAATAAATCGCGTTTGTTCGTATACCATGCCATCCGCGAATAAGTGAAGTGGTAGACTCGTCTTTGAATAAATATGTAACGATGCATCGGGTGATTGGTAGTTTTTTATTTTCACCTCCAGTAAGCCGGCTTTCTATTTGCGCTTTTGACTTCACTTTCTTTATAAATGCCTTTTCTATATGTGGAGTCCAAGTATGCCTGTCAACCGTAGAAAACCATTCTCCTAAACATTCTCTCGCATTCATCTTTGAATCATAACACGTTACAAAGATGCCGTCAATTGGCGGTGAATCGCTTTTCATCGGTTGAAACTCTGGGCGTATTAAAAATGAATGATATCCAACTGCGTTTTCTCCTGGACTTCGTGTTCTTCCGATCCATTGAAACGAGAGATTTGGGTGTTTTGTTTTAAATACTCGAAAGGTACGAACGTCGTCGATTTCATCTAGATAAGGCGATGTATCATAAGCACATTCCAACGAATCTGTTACGATTGCGTGTGCTGCTTTATTTTCATTGGGTATAGCATAATTAAAAGGCTTATGATGAGAGAAGTCGGCAGATATAATATAGAAACTTCCGTTCACGTGTCGATGGCGTCGTCGCGTCTTATTACGATGATGCAACTTATCTTGTCGACGTCGTCGTGATTTGGGGCGTCCACCAGCACCTTCATTATTCATCCATTTATTTTGTATGTCTTTTATGTTTACTGGTATAAATTTGATACCCTTGGTACTCATGTTCCACTTTCGAAAATAATGAAGAATCGTTCGAAACGGAACGTAGAGTTCATGATCACACTCTGAAGTAGAAATACTTGACAATATGACGCGATTATCTAGGGTTTCATTGCTCGTGTCATGCGCGTCTGCCTCTGGAATTATAATATCTGGTTGGTTATTTGCAGGAAAATAATAAATATATACACGTCGAATTTCATGTATATTTTTTGGACAGAATTTCAATGTATGTTGAATAATATCGCCCGTATACTGGGTTCCTGCATGAGGTAATACATATCCGTAGATGTCATCTACAACTACCGTTGGTAGGTCTATCGTAGACGATAGATCCTTGGAATGAAACCAAGTTGTCATACTATATATACTAAATAAAAAGTGTTAGAGCATACACAAAGACACACGTTTTACTTACCTTTATATAGACTCTGTCGGTGACACGTTCACGCACGGTTTTTCCATTCATCGATCCACTCCACAAAGCATTCACACGCTTCTTCCGTTGAAATTTTCCAATCTGAGTAAACTCCCGCAATTTCGTTGAATCCTTTTTGCTTTTCTTGTTCTGGGTTTTCCGGCTCCAATATATCGTCGGCAAGTATTCCCGCATCGCGGAGCGTCTCAATAAATGAACAAGCTTGTTTGGGTGTGATTTTGTCGTCCGCCAACAGCTGAGCGGTTTTGTTGAAGAGTTCTTGTTCTTGTTGTTTTCTGTTCATTTCTGGGTTCGCTGTATTCTAGTAAATAAAGAAAAAGCATTTCAATTTTTTTTGAAAATAGAGACAAGGTACAAAATCATTATAAAAAAATACACACACACACGCACACACACATACACACACACACACACACACACACTTACATCCTTTGATGCTCCATATATTTATCGATGATATTCCGCATAGTCTGAGCGCAATTGTCCTGAAACTCCGTTCTGAACTTTTCCGGAAGACGACAGATAATGGAAGCAAGATGTTCACCCCCAGCGGTGGTTGTGGAGTCTTCAGTCGCGGCGACAGACCTGGCCGTGAATGCTTGTAATAGCTCTGCTGCAGCAGATGCCTCATCATACGTCGGCGGTGGCGAATTCACGATGAAGAAGTTGTCGCAATTTTTTTGTGGTGTTTCACTCCACATCACGGTCCGCATCCATTCGTAATGCTCCTGAACTCTGTTTTCGTATTCCGTGCGTGGCCGGATGTCAAACCAGTCATCCTTGCTCTGAACAAGCATGACAAGTCGGAAATCATTGGTGTAATGCTTGTGATCGCCGGTCATTTCAATCCAAATTCGGGAGGGTTTCACATTTTTTTTTTCGTATTGTTTGTGCCTTTCCTGAAGCGCGGGAGGGATTGGTTTCTGCCATAAATGTATGCGCTCGTCCTCGAGATCCAATACATTAAACCAATCCATGCTGAGAGGATCGCGGTAGGAAGAGACTTGGCGCGGATCAGTATTCAGCCAGTGTTCGCTCTTGCAGTACTTCGGCGTGTGTCCGTTTTCACCGCATCGGGCGCATTGTTGCTGGAGAAGGGCCGGGCAAGTTATTTTTGAACCAAATTCTGGGCTGCTTTTCGTGTAATGCGTCTTACAGACTGCGAGAGGGAAACCGCGCTGCATGCAAAACTTGCAGAATTTGCGTCGCATTTTCGTTGATTTTGTTTGGGTTCGGCGCACTCGAGTTTCTGCAAGGTTAGCCTTTTGTTTGTCTGCTGCTTCCTGTGCTTCTTTTTCATAATTCCAGGTATTCTTGAAACGTATTGGGGAGAAACAGTTCCTCCAACCTGGAAGTATTTTACTGAGTTCATCATTCGGTATTCTTTCCAACGAGTATGGTGGGAGTTGAGCCATATCCAGTCGGCGGTATTTGGGTTCGGGGAGTGTCGTTGGCGTAGTCGTAGTCATTTCGTCTGTCTCGGTCGATACAAAACAACATGATCAAAAAAAAACATTCAATTTTTCGCGATACCACACGCGTTCTTACCATCCAAATACGGATTCATCCACCTCGCCATTGTCGTCGTGCTCCTCTTTGAAATGAACCGATTTCATCGGCTTTCCTTGCTTCCAGGTACCATCAAATATTACGATTTCGCCTCCGTCACCTGATTTTTGAACATTCACGCCGTATCCGTTCATTTTGTCGTCTTCCCATGTTCCAGCATATTCGTACCACTTCGCAAACTGTGCGTTATCAGCAGCTTCATCGCTGGTGTAGTTTTTGAGTGGGATGCCACACACGATCGCTGGAGTGCGAAGAGTTCCGCGGCCGTGACGCAAATGGCTTACACCACCATTCTTGATGCTTTCGGGGTCATTTTCGCGCATATGACCCATGTAAACACTGCCGTCAGCGTAACTGTATATGTGTTCTTGAGTTGCCAGTTGTCGGGCGAGTTCGATTTCTTCTTGTTCGATTTGTCTTGCCATTCTCTCTCTTTCCAGAAATTCAAGTATAGAGTTGTTTACGTATTGCGGATCCATCAACGCTGAGATACCATTTCATAGCGAAAACATTTCAATTTTATTAACACGCACAGCATATACCCATATAACCACTCGAGCAGCGAAGCGCGACGTTCGGGAAGTGCAGAGTTGAGTTTCGCAGAAACGAATGGAGCACTGTACGAACGGAGCAACCAGATAAAAAAGTGTTAGTTCATAGACACATACATATTTACCTTACCTGATGATGTTTCGCGCACGATTTCCGGGTTTTACTGGCCGCAGAAGAAGGGCATCGAGCTCTGGTCGTCGCACTCAGCGATGAAATCGTGTTCTTGGCTGGTAGTGAGGTTTGCCATGATTTCCTCTTCGAAGAACTTGCGTGTCATTTGCTCGGGATCGCAGACGAAGGGTTGATTGGCGTCTTCATCGCCCCATTTCGACGCATGGTTGAGTTCGACCTTGCGGACATCGATCACCGGATCAGCGTGTTTGGCCGCAGAAAGAGCAGGTGCTTCGAGACTCAAGCGAACGCGAGGCCCGTGAGGATGAGCGTATGGCTCGCGGCGTTGTTGTGGCTGGCGAGACTCAGCGGGTTTCAATGCAGCTTGAAGCCATGGTTTGGAACGACGTTCTTGTTCGCGGTAGTAGGATGAATCACGGTCGCGGATTTCACGATCACGGCGTTCAGTGTCTTCGCGAAGAGAGTCGTATGAATTACGACGGGGCTCACGCTCACGGTCGATGTAGCGTTCCTCACGACGAGGCTCACGGTCGATGTAGCGTTCCTCACGACGAGGCTCACGCTCGATGTAGCGTTCTTCACGGCGGGGCTCACGCTCGATGTAGCGTTCCTCACGACGAGGCTCGCGGTCGATGTAGCGTTCCTCACGACGAGGCTCACGCTCGATGTAGCGTTCCTCACGACGAGGCTCACGCTCGATGTAGCGTTCCTCACGACGAGGCTCGCGGTCGATGTAGCGTTCCTCACGGCGGGGTTCTTCACGGCGGGGTTCTTCACGGCGACGGTATTGGGGGCAGTAGGACGAGGTGTGTCCGGGCTTGTTGCAGATTCGGCAGGCTTGATTCAGGAGCGTTGGGCAGATGACTTTTCCATTGGGTCCGGGCTGATCCTTGACGAAGTGGCTGGTGTATTCCTGTTCGGGACGTCCGGCATCATAGCACACTTTGCAGTATGGCTTGGTAGCGGAGACGGAGGCGGCGGTATTTCTGGACGACATTGTATACGATTCGACTGTTTCTGGTTGGAAGCACTGTTGGTATCTGATTTGAGAAAAAACATTTCAATTTTTTTTCAAATGCATAGAATCAGCCATATCATCATATTTTTTAAAATTCGGAAAACTATTCTAAATATCCCTCCAGCATCATATACGAAAATGAACGAGCGAATTCTTCCAAGTCCTTTTCGGTTAAGTCACTTCTTTTACCACGAGGAGCCTTGGGTGTAATAGGGTCATCGTCTTCTATATTCGCAGGTATAGAAGACGTATGTAATTTTTGAATGTTATGCATTCGATATAATATTATATGTAAATATTTTTATATCACAATAAATCGTAAACATGATTATTCATATTTCGATGTGCATTCATCGGGCGTAAACAATGGTAGTCCGAATACACACCATTTCGAATACGATGTCGTATTTCATCGTTCATACAAAAATGATCTCTATCAAACCTACAATAACCAGTAGTCGACTCTTTCAAACATACGAAATTTTGGGTATTCTTATTCCATTCGAAAACTAATTTATATAATAATTGCTGGTCAATATTCCACCCTTCCTTTCCGTGTCCTCCGTCAATTACACGAGACATTGCGATTCTTTTGATCTCATTACGAATATCATCGACACTATTCATCTTGAATATATCTCTCCATACTTTCGGAGTAGCTACATTGTAACACATCGCAATTTCATTATATTCAAAACACACATTCTCTCGTAAATAGATGAATTTATCATTATCATAATCTCGAATATGCTCGGTATAATACGTCCGATTCATAGGTAACATATCCATATCAGTTATCATTACTCCGTTTTCATAGGACAATAAGCATGGATAGAATAACCGAATAACCTGTGCAGTATAACTTGTTAATACAAATTCAATAGGTTCAAATAATATAATGTGATCCTTATATTCTTCGTACTCCTTCGGTATTGCATGGGCAATAAGAATAATTTTCACATCTACATTAGGGTATAATTTTTTCCATGTTTTCACAAAGATTGGTATAAACTCGATGTATAATGGGTTTTCGTTTACGGCAGTTACGATGCAGTCTAGTTTCATAGTAAATACAAATAACGAATAATATTTATTATATCATAATTTATTATAATAATTTTTGTTACTAAACGATAAAAACGAGGGCTGCGTTTAATGATTCAATATGTCCGGTCCGTATTTCTCTCGAAGTTTATTTCCTAAATGTTGTAATGCGAGAGAAATCGCGGTTCTTTCAGCATCTTCGCCAGTGGTTGGACACGAAAACGTATATGCTCCAGTCCGCCGAATACCATTAATATTGTCCTTTCTATCAAACACCAACACTAAGTATATTATACTCGGTGTTTCACGAATCACACGTAGCATAGTATATTTTGGGATGTATTTCGCCCATCGTTTGCATATTATATTTGCTGTATCTGTATCTGTATCATCAGGTATATCATCTACTGTAAGATCCGCGTCAGTTGCAACAATATTGTCGTCATTATTTTTATTATCTAATTCCGTTACAAATTGGTTCGCGTCTTCTAATTTTTCAAGAATGGTAATCTTCGTAGATTTTGATGTAACCCACGGTTTGGAAAGTTTGGGATGTGATTCCACTTTGAAGTATTCTCGCATTAATTGTTTTCCACTTTTAAGTTTGATCATTTCACGATAATATACAACATATTTTTTCATCATGTTTTGGGTAATCCCTGGTGGCAAGATTTGCGCGGTATGTTTTCTCTCGCGCTTGTCATTTTTTACCACAATCGTTGATTCTTCTTTCTCCATTTTGTATATCTTCGTTATAAAACATATAAAAATGAAACGCTCCTAAATAATATAACGCATAAACAAGTGGCGAAAACTAGACCAAACATGGAAGTAATACAAGAAAAGAAGACTGCGCTTTTATCTAAGCTGGTGTTTAATCTATCGCAAATCGGATACGCACTTCATAGTAAATTATGTTATACGAACCGTATTGATGTTGGTATAAATGACTTCACGGAATATGCTGCACAGTTACGAGACGGCGATTCAATATTCATCTCTACGAAAGAAACGAAGATCTCAATTGACTTGCTCACAGGGATTCTGCGTGCACGCAAGGTTCGTGTAATATTTTATATTATGGAAGAACCACTTGTTCCATGGGAAATTGTACAAATGTTACTTACGGTTAGCATTCGGATATTTATCCAGAATAATACATACGATCACCCAAATATTCATATTATGCCGATTGGAATACGTGATTGCGGGACAATTGTCGAAATGCATCGTCGATTTAATCAAAAGTATCTTCTAGAACAAGGAGTAGCTGCAGAAGATACATTGTTTCATCCTCGCGCGATAAAGTGCCTTCTCTGTTTCAGTGTATGGACACATCCGTCTCGAAAAGTGTGTTATGAACTATTCACTACTAGTGCAGCATCATCATTTGTATATAATCTCAACGATGATCCGTCACAAGAAATGCGCGAAGCACGTGAAAAACGTGACAATGCGGAGTTTTTTCATGAAAAGGTGCCGGAAGTGGTTGTTTACCAGAAAACACTTGAAAGCCAATACGCATTGTGCCCGCGTGGATGTGGTGTTGATACACACAGGTTCTATGAATGCATCTACCTCGGATGTATCCCAATTGTGATTCGAACAAATACTGTGTTTGATCGGTTGTATAATGTATTTCCGTGTCTTATCGTTGATAAATGGGAGGATGTAACCGCTGCGCTCTTAGATAAAGAGTATCCGGAGTGTTTGGCGAAGATGCGTAAGTTTCATGAGAAATATCCGCGATTCCTAAGCGACCTAAAAAGTATTGGTCGGTTATTGAAAAAAATGTGAGTATATTATATACATCTGATCCGAATCATTATGTCTACTTTGGTGCGTCCGCATAAGTGGTCAATGAAATATAAGCGCAGTATCAACTGTCGTCGTCCGCGTGGATTCTCTCAACGTCAGCATTGTAAGTATGGGCGACGAGGATGGGGGAAGACGCGACGACAATCGAATAAATTGAAGTAGTATTCATGAATTAATATAAATGCAGTCTTTTCCTATTCTATAAAGAGTCATATGTTGTCGTCATTTATTCGGAATTTTATGATGCGCAGAAACGCAACCGCGGCAACAGTTACGCCAGTTGTACTTGGACGTTGGGGGATTAATTATGATCAGCACATCATAGACTGTAAGGTATTTCAAGCAAACGAGGATCACTGTGGATGCTGTTTCGCCGAGAACCCGAAGAAAAGAAGCGAATCGGACAATGAAAATACAGAAGAATATTTAGTGCCGTATGTAATGTAGTGTATCCGAGCGTGCGTACACCATGTTAATATGAATAATCATTGTAATACATCTGGACACCTATTTTTACACCATCCCAAACCATAATATAAACCCCCAAAAATAATAATATGTTGTTATTTGTTTTATTACCAAGATGTATGAGATAAGGACCTACTACGAATAATGCGAATACGCGTATGATAAAATACAATATATATAGCCTGTCTCGTTTTTTATCATATAAGTCGCCATGTCTCATTTGTATCCATAGTTTAATAAATACCCACAAAAACAATAATACACCTAGAAGTAATAATGTGTTATTTTTGATTTTATTACCTGTGTATATCAAATATGGACCAAAAAAACATATTGCGAACAATCTTCCTGTCAAATAGAATGTGTTTTGATATTCTTTAAGTAGATCGTTTATGTTTGTCATATTCTAATAGAAAATACTATATATAATTTGCACAATAAAATATAGTAAGAATGAAGTATGTTTCTGTCGCGGCATTCGTAGTGATTTTCTTAACGGCATTATATCTATTTATGCGGAATTACCCGAGTGACCGGTGGTTTTCAACTGTTTTCGTATTGGCGGGAGGGGTGATGGTTTGGTGTGCATGGGGGGTGGAGGCTGAGTCAACGGGAACGAAGAGTCAGGATGAGGAGGAGGCGCCGGCGCCGGCAAGTAAAATAACCACAGTGGATATGAATACAGATTGAGTATTTTTTATTTCTTTCACTATTACATAACTCATCAATCATGAATCTTAACTTCAACATTACAAAATACGGGGGTGTTATGGCATTTTATGCTGTAATAACCTACCTTCTCTTTCCGGTGGTCGCTTATTTCTTATTTGGGAAAACATTAGAGGCAGCTGGTAACGGTTTTATCGTTGGAAGTGTTGCATCGATTGTTCTCTGGAAGTTTTATGGGTTTGGAATAGTTAAGGGAGCGTAAGCCGGATATATAATTATCAACAATTCAACACAAATGATGTTTAATAACATAGGCGCTTAATAACCCAGACACACATGAAAAGAATAAAACGGTTTTAAATATGTCAAAAAATTCATTTTTGTCTGGAACATGAATTTTTATTTGTTCTGAAACCTTTATATATTCGTGGGATTTCCCTTCGCCATTCTTTCCAATATTGAAATGGATAAGTGCCTCCATAAAAAATATAATGAATGTGATAAAAGTAATTACAATAAAGATAATTTTCATTTTTACTATATATATATATTGACAATATTATCGACCATGGGATGATAATCACAGGGACGATTCAGTAGTTGTCAAATATGAAATCCGGGTCGCCAGTGATCATGCGAAGAGCTTGTGTAATGTAAGCTCGTTCAACAGCGTCGGCTTCATAATAGTTCCAATATGTGTCTTGCAAGCGGAGGTCGATGTAGCGTGAACTATTCGCAGACTGGGTGTTCGTGAAGTGGCTTATCGTGCAATAATGTTCTGAAGGTGGATAATCATTTTTCACAAATACACCTTTGCTGTTGAGGTGGGCATATTCTGGCCGTTTTTCTCGGATGAGGTACATTTTTCCGGGTACAAGGTCGGTTGGGGAAACAAGTCGTAGTGGTCGCATTGGTTGTGGGTTTGTTGGATTGTCTGGTTGTCTGACAATGTATCAGATTGAAATACTTTTGTTTCAATTTTACGAAATGAATGGTATAATACACATTTTTTTATATTTATCTCGCGATAAACATAAAACTAGGTTTTAAAATATGGTGTAACGCATACAAACAATTTAATTGCTGTAAGCACTCTTATTCCTCTAAGTTTCCCTAGAGGGAGGACTGTATCTTAAGCCGTCTCTGGTTGCTTAAACCATCATCAACGACCCATTTCCGTTCAGTCTCTGACGCCCTACCATAGACTAGCATATCGTCTTTAGGTAGTAAGCATGCGGATTGCCCAATCCTTTTCATTATTACCATACCCAAGTTCATTACTCTTGGCCACTCATTTCTTTCGAAGATGAGCTTGGTAGAAAAGGCTCTAAGGGGTTTCCCGAACAACAAGAAATGTTGCAACTCCGACGACAACAAGTCGGAATCACTAGCAGCTAGTCATATCATCAACAATGTTGATGGTGAGGACATAAATGGTTTTCCGTAGCTAGAGCTCAATTGGCTACGGCATGCTGCTTTTAGGCCCTGGTTCACAGCTGATAACATGATCATCATCATTGCTATAACTGTAGCGTTAAGGCCTCCCATACCGCTCATCACACGCAGAACGTTGTAGTTGACGGCATAGACGCGCACCTTGGCAGTGTTAGTACCCTCAACGGTGGCGTTGGAGAGAACAAGCTGCAAAGTAGCGTTATCAATACGAGAGAAGTTGCAAGAGCCGGAAGGCTGGTGCTCCTCGGGCCTGAGAGCAAAGGAATACAGGTTGATTCCGGTGTCAGGGGCGCGAGTGTGGTGCTGGTGAGGCTGAACCAGGTCGAAGTAGGTTCCCTCACGCTCAGAGAAGCGGTCCTGTCCGTTAAGCTGAAGCTTAGCGGTAACGACAGGGTTCTCACCCCAGCAGTGCATGTCAAGAGAAGTCTCAGTGAGGACAAAAGTGCCGGCATCAGAAACTCCAGAAACAGAGCTAGCAGGGCCAAAGTTGGGAAGGGTATAAGATCCCGCAAGGCTAGCATCGGTTCCATGCCACCAAGAAGTAGTGGCGGTCTGCTGGACATCCTGAGCACCAGCGTCAGTGAAGAGACCGGAGGAGTTGATGTAGGCGTTGGCGTTGGCAGTGTTTCCAACAACGGAGTCGTGAGATCCGAAGGCCATAATGGCGTTGGGGAGGGCATCAACGGCGTCAGTGTAGTTGAAGGGCTGAGCACCGAGGAGGCGGTTAAGGATGGTTCCAGACTCAAGGGAAGAGCAGTAGTCGACGTTCTTGTCAGGCTGGACAACCCAGATAAGCTCCTTAACAGGGTGGTTGAAGTTAAGCTTGATCTTGTTGGAAGAAGAACCGACGGACTCATCACCGGTGAACTGAAGCTGCTCGATGAGGTACTCGTGGGGGTTCTGGGCCATGCGCCTACGCTCATCGGTGTCGAGGAAGACGTAGTCGACGTAGAGAGAAGCGGCGACGAGGGACTGGTTGTAAGCAGAGGTAACCTTAACGGAACCAGTGCTCAAGCTGGACATAGCCCACAAGCACTCCTCAATGGGACGGATATCAAGGTTGATCTTGACCTCGTGGTACTGAAGAGCGATAAGGGGAAGGGCCAGACCGGGGTTGCGGCAGAACCAGAACTGGAGGGGGACATAGAGGGTGGTCTCAGGGAGAGCATTGCGGGGAGCGCAAACCTGGCGAGGAGCGCTAACATCGCAAGGGCCATCGATGTCGTTGAAGGAGGGGTCAGTGATGAAGGTCAACTGGGTAGTGTTTCCGATCATCTTGAAGTAACCGCGCTGCTGCTCGGTAGACATGGTGAGCTGGTTCCAGATGTGCATCCAGTCGCCGAACTGACGGTCGATGCGCTGGCCACCGATCTCAACCTCGACACAAGAGATGAGCTGCTCACCGGGGAAGTCAAGCCAACGGGCATAGACAGCTCCGCCGGTGTTCTTCAGAGACTGGCTAATCTCGGGGAGAGTAACCTGAAGGTAAGTGCGGTAAGCCAAATCACCATTACGAGAGATGGTGCAGGTCACGCGGCGACCGAAGTCAGCCTGGCCGTTGAAAGTCTGCTCGATAGACTCCATGGCGAAGTTAGTGTGACGCTTGTAGGAAACCTTCCAGAAAGTGATCTGGGGGTTACCAGTCAGGTAAACGTCTTGGGCGCCATAGGCGACAAGTTGCATAAGTCCTCCACCCATTGTAAAATGCTTGTTATACTATTGAAAAAGAAAAAAAAATCGCGAAATTGACATATTTTCCGCAAAATGGAATTAAACAAAAATTGCTAAACCTTCTTATATACGTTTTCAAATACAGGGTGGCGGTGGCGATAGGGTGTGGAATCTATGTCGCTATTCAAATATAAACCGCCTAAAAAGATTGTGCTCGACGAGAGAAGCATAACAACGCTAGATAGTAAACATAAAGAATTACAGTCGGATTTTCAATATATACAAGATACAATTATTCCGGAACTTGAAAATGAACGGAGTATGCTAAAACAACGCCTACAGGTATTGAAGAGTGGGGTTCCGCCCCCCAGCGACGGGAAGGGGGGTCCGCCCCCCAACGACGGGAATTACGCTAAATATACATCTAAATCCGACGACAAAAATAGCGGCGAAGCGCGAGGTGGTGTAGTCGCGGATTTACGAAGTAAAGAAGCGACGATGCCATCGAGCACAAGCAAAGAAGCGACGAAGCCACCGAGCAACCTGGAAGAATGCCTAGAGATCCGAGATCGCATCAAAGAAATCAATGCAACCATCAAAAAACACCAACAAGATTATAAAAACTACTACCTTCACAACAGCGAGTATATCTTCGAGTATTTTGAAACTAAGAAAACAATCACAAGTGGCGGATCGATGAAAACAAAATCCCTAAATGCATTTTTCAATCTTCCAGAAGCCAAAAAAACAGAAGAACTCTTCAAAAATCAACATAATAACGTTGAAAAATACCTGGCGAGTATTGATCAAACTTACATGGATGTTTCTAAATATGTCTACCCCACGGATATATGCCAGTTTTGTCACCAGGGCGAAATGATTCCCATTGAAAGTGAAGGTATTATGGTTTGTAATCAGTGCGCGAAGCAGGTTGTATTCCTCATCGACAATGAGAAACCATCTTATAAGGAGCCGCCAAAAGAGGCATGTTTTTACGCATATAAACGCATTAACCATTTTCGAGAGATTCTCGCACAATTTCAGGCGAAAGAGACGACATGTATTCCCGATAATGTCCTTGAAAGCATCAAACAGCAAATCAAGAAGGAACGGATTGAAATCTCTCAATTCACCGATAAGAAAGCGAAAGAAATCATGAAGAAACTTGGATTTAATAAATACTATGAACACATTCCATTTATTAAAGATAAGCTGGGGATCAAACCGCCTGTTATGACACCTGACCTAGAAGACAGGTTGTGTAACCTTTTTATGGAAATCCAGGGACCGTATGCGAAGTTTTGTCCGGACGATCGAGTGAATTTCCTGAATTATTATTATACCGTGTATAAGCTGTGTGAACTTCTTGGGCGGCGTGAGTTCCTTCCGTTCTTTCCAATGTTGAAAGATCGAGAGAAACGGATCGAACAAGATCAGATTTGGAAGAAGATATGCATTGAACTCGATTGGGAGTTTATAGCGACGCCTTAGTGATAGCATTTTGGACCGTTACCTCATCTACGTCTTCCTCGCTTTTCGCCGATGATTACGCACACCACCAATTCCACCGCTTGCGAGACTATGCGATTTATAGTATACTTGCGCATTATTCGTAAACATTCCAAACATTGAATAATGCATATACGGTGTAACCGTAAGGATATATGTAGTGATATGATAACTCCCATTGTTTCGAATTGTGATAGTGTAAACACCCGGTGTCAGTGTACGCGATGTCTCAATACTTCCGGTTGTTGCATTTACGTTAATCATATTATATGATGACACATCTCCACCTGTGATCTGCAATTTCGAGTATGACCTTTCACTAATCAACGCAGGAGAGGTCGGCGTACCAGCAACTGTAGTCGCAGAAAATGTCCTCGTCATTGCGGGAGGCGTGCCAGCGACCACTGTTCGCGCATAAGGCGTGAATCCCATCACGAGAATCTCATATGGAGTATTTGTACCAGTATAAACCCATTTGACGCCGAGTGGTGAACTAGCCGATGTAGGGACGCCTGTAAGCACGTTATTCGCACGAGCAGTAGTCCAGCCAGAACTAGAAATTGATGCTTCTGCAAAGTTATTCACTAAAGTCACAGTCCCGCTTACGACAACGACGTTTCCGGTTAAATTCGTATATCCTGGCATGATATAACCACCTGATCCGGCAATCGCTCCAGTTACATAACATCCTGATACGGTTTTGTTGGTAGTGTTACCCGCCAAATTACCGAGGATACCACTCGCATTTGCATTGACATACCCAAGAGAATAACAATTGGATACATAGACTTCACCAGAACTTCTTCCAATGATGCCACCACCCCATTCACCAATAACACCAGTGCTATAGCACTCGCTTAATGTAAACCGATTTGTTCCATTATTACCACCTGATGATGATCCAGCGATACCTCCGGCATGTGTACCAATACTTCCCGTTGAATAACAGTTGACGATAGTTGCGATGCCAGTAAAGATACCTGTTATACCTCCGCCGTATTCTCCGATTGCACCAGTTGACCAGCACGACTCGCAATGTAAAACGCCAGAAGATGGCGAATGTGATCCAACGATACCGCCTCCGTAGAGTCCAACAGTCCCAGACGAAGAACAGCCAGTGAATTTCAAAGGCCCAGCATAACGCCCAATAATACCGCCACCATATTCACCAGTATTTCCGGTAGAATGACAATTCAATACAATATTACTACCAGTTGTTGTTCCTTTACCATAATAGGATTGGCCTAACCAACCACCATCAATCGCTAGTGTAGCCCCACCCGCCGCGCGTATTTCTAGGTTCATCATGTAGATATTATTGTATCCATTCGATCCATTCGTACCGTTTTGAAGGAGACCCGGATAGTTCGTTATTCCAGATATTGTGATAATCGGACGGGTTCCATCGGTTTTCAATGTTCGTGAACCAACCTGAATACTTTCCGAGTTACAAACAAAATACCCATTCGCACCACCAATAGTTCCATCAATTGTTATATTTGAAACTAACTCCACATTCAGTGTCCCCCGTGAAGTATCATTGTTTGTAATATTACAGGGCCATGAGATATTTTCCCAATCTGTGTAGTCTGTCCTAAATGTCACCGGTTGACCGACATCAGTTTGTCGTAAATATACAGTAGATGTTCCCGGCAAAGAAATACCAGTATTTCCTACAGGAAATCCAGCCTCACTCATCGGGCCTAACAATAGACGCGGTTCTGCGTCTTCGGTTGTTCCAGTTGTTTCGTGGGAAAGCCCCTCAGAAAAGCGATAACCAACCCCGCGAGAGATTGGATACTCCACCCCCTCCACAATGATTCTACCATTACTGTTGGTCAAATACACTAAATGTGTATGGGTAAAGCTTGCACTACCATTGTCGTTGTGTGCTGGTGTATCGCCCTTGATCCACCGCATCGGAACTGATGCCTTGTTTGATATTTCAAGCCCCATACGATCAAATAATTCATCACGGATTTCATTCGTAAGCTGAATAGTAAAGTATTCCGACACGTTATCGCCCGTTTTCGCAACAAGTCGCGCCTTTGCTGACACGACTTCATCGCACGAGAGAATATAATCTATTGTCTCATTTAACAAGACATTTGAGAATTGTTGTGCCATAATAATATAATATATACGAATACGAAAATATTATATAACAGCGCAAGTATTATTGTTCTTTTTTCAAAAGGACTTGATACTCTGCGAGTACTTGTTTGTATCCATTCTCAAGTAGGTAGGGTAAACTGTATTTCCCCTTTGTCTGTGTTATATTATCACCGATATCATCGATTAAAATTACACCATTTTCGCTCATCAGGCTATTTTCAATAATGTATTTACTATCTGCGAGATGTTGAACGCATGCATCTTCACCACTCTCCATATGATCCATATAAAGAAAGTCGATTGTGAAATTGATCTTTTTCAAAAAATCAGTAGAGTATCCTTGAACAATATGGACATTTCTGTTTGCACCACACATTGTGGTCGCAATTTGTATTGCATCACGATTCGGATCAATTGTATATAATCTGTAATCCTTACCATCTAAATTATCAGAAAATACCTTTGTGAATATTCCAGCACCCCAATCCCAGCAACTCGGTTCATTGGGTCGCCAGTATTGAATATCTGGATTCATACAACCCGGATAATGTCCAGAAACAAAACTACGACTTGTCCCTAATTCAACAATATTATATGGTCTTTTCTTTATTTCATTGTCTAATCCTTTCATATGCTCAAGAATGAGTTCGTATGACTTTTCGAATGTGTTTGTTCGTCGATCAAAATACTCCGAATATTTCATTTTGTTATGAAGTCGTTTATAAAGTTGAAACAATATATTTTAAGTCATATACGCCATATCGTATAATAGCCTATTTTCACATTTTACGAAGTTACGTCGATCTTTTTCCATGTTTCCGGAAACATATCACGCGTTTCATGTGAAACACCAGGTCCAAACCAGCGACTAGGATAACATACTATTTTCGTTTGGTTCGCATTTAAATACGCACCCCACCAGCTAAACGTGCTATTCGCAATGATATTATGGTCACACACACTCATCAATAACAATTGCTGCCAATCTGCAATCGTATCACGGACAAAATGAAATTGAATATCACGGCCATTTGTAATTGATCCTCTGCTACATTTATCTTTTACATCAGCTATATTCTTCAAAACAATATCTTTATCACACGGTTCGTAAAAAACAAGAAATGTATATGATGCATTTTTGTCTTCATCGGCTGATATCATATGATCAATTGCACGACAATAATAATCAACCGTCATCAATGGATGAATATGTGGGTTTTGTACATAGTCGCCCACTCGAAAATGCGCGCTTATCAATACACGTTTTTTGTCCGGGTTTCCGATATATTCATTACTCCACGATTCATTGCCGTAAAGTTGTTTGATCCAATTTTGTTGTTGTCGTAATTGAATCAAGTCGCATATTTCCGTATATTTATCTTTAAAGTACAAGTGACTCTGAAAATACCCATGAAGTCGAAGGGGCTTCGTATATTTCACTGTTTCGTGTGGTATCTCTGTATAATGAAACCCGATTTCATCCCAACGCGGTAATGATTTAAACATTCTCTCAGTAACATCACTTGCTGGTGTAAGGTACTTTCTTAATCCGCGAAATATTGTTGACCAAAATGTATAACGCGGGTGTCCTGGCTTCCCTTCTAATTCTTCATATTGCATAAAAAAGAACGTGTCTTTATTACGAAGTGCCGTTGCAATTGTCGCGAATATTTGAAATAATTGGTTTCCCAATCCACCCATTATGGTTATAGTTATCATGTTTTATTATCATGCATGTTTCATTTTTAAGTTCATTATTCTCGATAAATAATAAATAAATGGGTATAAATAATATCTATTATTATTATTATTATTATTATTATTATTATTACAATTATTACCGGCGATGCTCCGTAAATTTTCAGATATAACACATGCATTGTATATCAATCTGGATTCACGACCCGATCGCCGAGAGATGTTCGAAAAACAGTTTGAAGAATTAACATTACTTTATCCAAAAGATTTCTCGTTTACACCCGTTCCACGGTTTTCCGCTATCAAAGACGAGCAAAATGGCGCGATTGGTTGCACAAAGAGTCATATCGAGTGTCTTCGTATGGCAAAGGATAATAAATGGGATCATATTCTCATTCTAGAGGACGATGCGTTACTTATTCACCCTGAAATTTTAGTTCATCAAGTATCGTCCTTTCTTTCGCGTTTTCGTGACGAGTGGGATGTTGTCTTATTTTCAGGAAATAATTATCCTCCTTTCAAAATAGAAGCGCCTGACTGTTTTCGTATAGCGAATTGTCAAACGACCGGGTGTTACCTAGTATGCAGTAGGTATTATGATAAATTAATTCACAATTTCGAGGAGGGTCTCAAAGAACTCATTGCAAATCCAGGAAATGCGGCTGCGTATGCGTGTGATTCATACTGGAAACGTCTTCAACGCGAAGATCGTTGGTATTTAATTACGCCAATCTGTATTATACAACGCGCAGGTTACAGCGATATTGAAAAACAGGATGTGAATTACGAAAAACTGATGACGGATCTTGTAAAAAAGAAACATGTTCAAAGATGATTCAGGGGGTTAATTATCGGTCAAATAATGATCGACAACCCACCATCCGAAATCACGATCACTCGGGTAATGAAGTCCGGCCATAATCCGAATATTCGCGCATTTGGTCGCGATTTCCATAATTGCCTGCGTTTTTGCCGGGAATTTTCGCGCGAGTATTTTCGCTAAATAATACCCCTGAATAGCATGACCCGATGGATATGCAGGTGTGTTCGCAGAATCTGAATGTAATAATGTTCCGTTTGCCTCATTGATGATTTCTGGTGCGATTTGTGCTGGTCTGGCGCGGTTGTAGATCCATTTAAGCGACTTCGCAACAAAAAGAACACGAGTATTCGTCATGATTCGGTCCATTTCTTCAACTGTCATCTCATCCGGTTTAATGATGGATGTAAATGCAGCAGCTGGATTCATATCTGTCATTCGAAAAAATGAGATATCACTAGGCATTCGTTTCATAATGTAATCCTTTACGACGATGTCAATTTCAGCACGACTATCCGGAAATGCTGTACCAAATCCAGGTAATGTAATATTAAAAGATGGATACCACCAGTAATATCGTTTTTTTTGGACGAGAAGAACAACGATGTAGGCGATTGCTAAAACAACGAAGATTCGAAAACGGTCTGGATCACGTTCGACGATCTGATAATGATATGAATTGAAACGTTCTCGTAATTCAGTGACTGCTCCACTTTCTTTTTTAGGTGGGGGTGCCCCTATCCAGGATCGAAATTCATTGAAACCTGGTAATACAACCATACTTCTTTAATATATACTACTTGAAGCATATATTATAGTGAACCGGCGAAACCAGCGTATTCGGTCTATTTAGACACGGAGAGGAGTGGGGAATCCGACGAGGTTGGCACCGATACCGAAGCCAGCACCGGTTCTAGCAGACACAGCCAAGCTGGGGACGTAGGTATCAAGGATACTGAAGGTAGCAGCAGCGGTAAGAGCGATCAATGCAACCTCGTCAAAGGACAAACTGCGCTTAGGGATGGCGTAGGCGGCGATAGCAACCATGACACCCTCCACTAAATACTTAATGGTTCTCTTAACGAGTTCACCTAAATCAAAAACTCCGGACATTTGAGAATTTTATTATAAATAATGATAAGAAATTAAAATGGAATGAAATGAATGAAATGGAATAATGCGTTAAAACACTTAAATAAAGTATAACTTAGTATATTATAAATTATAATAGCGATGTCATTTCCACCTCCTTCTGGCGTTGAACTAAAGCATACCTCATCGGGCGATGCGAATCCTAAATATATTGACTTGTTAGAGGAAGACAAGCCAATTGCTGGACAAAAGTTCGCATGCTTGTCTTTCGTTTCTCCGGAACACATTTTGAAGCAGAAGGATCATTTCTTTTTCGAGAAGTTTCTTCACTATTGGGACTATCAAAAGTCAATGGAAAAATTCATTCAGTTCCTAAACTTTGTATCGTTCAAGTACCATGTGAATTTCGACAAAATTTCGGCTGATTTTCAAGAATTCGCTAAAGAAGAGAAAGAGACTCTTCAAAAAACCAACATCTATGACGAATACAAGACTTTTCTCGACAAGCATGAGGAGGATCTTGAGAATGAGTTTAATGAGAAGCACAATTTCCAGACATCCGTGCGCGGTTTGAAGGTGCGTGGTGTCTTCGGGTCGCAAAAGGAGGCGGAGTTGCGTTGCCAAATGTTGCGTGAGGTAGATCCGAATCACGATGTTTTTGTTGGTCCTGTCGGAATGTGGGTTCCCTTTCACCCTGACGCATACAAGACTGGTCGTGTCGAGTATATGGAGGAGACGCTGAACCAGTTGATGGCGGAGAAGAAGAAGAATGAGGACCAGGCAAAGACTGAGTTTGATAAGCGTGTCAAGGAGACGAAGGCGAAGGCGATTCAGGAGAATATCAAGCTTGCAAAGGAGAGCGGAAATAAGTTGACACAGATGTTAGCGAATGATGGGGAGACGTTGGTGGATGCGAAGCCGCGTGATCTCGAAGGTGCCGATGCAAGTGAGAGTGCCGGCGGAGGTATTTGGAATGCGGCGGATGACTCGGCATCAGTCACCATGACAGTCGAAGAAATGAGGAAGGAGCTTTTTGAGAGCGAGGATGTCGTTATGGATAAGAATAATGATCACGGTCTCTCGAAGTTGACATCATCGTCGACCCCGGCTGATACTGAATAAAATTAGAAATTCTAAATCATTATTATTATTATTATTACTTTTGAGGTATAATAATAATGTAACATACGCTAGAATATTTTATCTACCATTTTTTGGTAAATGTAACATTGGCATTCCAACCGCTAGATTGGCTGTAGCCACCACCAAAACTAAGAGATGAGTTCTTTGCATCAGGAGTTACAGTGGAAAAATCAGTAGAACTTACAGTTCTAGGAGTCGTATACTGGAGAGTTCGCATTGAAGAGTGTTTGTTATAATATAGTATACGATTAAAATCCAAAGGATAAATCCTAGATGGAAAACGCTTTCCATCACCACTTACTCTTCTTCACATTAATCATCGGGCCCTTGCTTTTTTTCGCAGCATTCGGATCGTACGATTGATCTCCTTCGTCATCTGAACCGAGATTTTTCGAGATTTCCCAGAACTCCTTACTGCCCAGCTTGAAAGGCCCGTGTTGTTGTGCCTTATACCAGAAGATTTGGTCTTGTAATTTGTTCGATTTCGCGTTGTTATTGATGACCAGACACTCATAATTCTCGGTACACTGATCCATGACCTGAGTAAAGCTCTCAAAAGTGGGAAACATACCTGCATAATTGTCATAGATTCGCTTACGGTTCGCAATATATGGTTCACGGAGAATAAAAACGTAGTCGATATTCGTGCGGAGATTTGGAGGGATACCCAGGGGATATTGCATTGTGATAACCAGCATGATCTTCCAATGACGCCCGTTCATGAAGAGGAGACGCATCATCACATCCTTCGTCCATTTGTTATCATACAAACAATCATCTAGAACAACAAATGTACGCGGATCAATGGACGATTTCTTATACATTTCCTGTTCCTTCTTCACCTGTTTTAATACTGCTTTTTGGCGCTTAAGAATATTTTCGATAATTGCGGTATTATAGGCGTCATGGATGAATAGTTTGGGCACATGGGCGGCGAAAAAACCGTTTCCTGCTTCTGTTCCGGAGATGACTGTTCCAATCGGAATATCCTGGTGATGAAACATCAAGTCCTGCACAAGGAAACTTTTACCGGTATCACGACGTCCAATGAGAACGATAACAGGACCTTTGTTTTCATCAGGACGAAAGCTAATTGCTTTCATATCAAATTTTGCGAGCTCTAAATTCATGTTAGTATGGTGTAATAAAAATGGGATATATTATTTTTATTACGATTTTACGAATGAGG